TCTGATGAAACCATGTTTGGATCCATTTCTTCATTCTCAAGATACCACTTGTGTCTTAATAATGATTTTTTCATTATTTGAAATACCGGTGAACTTGCATCTTCTTTAATACCAGATAGTTCTTTTAATCTGCGGACATCTTCATTTTTTGATTCCAATTGAGCAATCATGTCATCAAATGTCATATCGTCTTTTTTGTTCTTCAATGCGTCAAGTACTATTGCTAATGTACGTTTTGCTAATTCATCTCTGTCTCTAGTGGCTGTTGTCATTTCAATCCAAGTCCACTCATAAATCATTTGCATCACTTCGTCAACACTTTTGTCCCACATCTGCGTGTGTTCTTTCCAGAAGTCTGTGATCTCGTAATAGCCTGTAACGGCGCTTGGTTGCATGTCTTTCATTGCCTTTTCAATACGGTCGTCTTCTTTTACTACATCGTGAGCGAAGTCTTTTGGTTCAATATTCTTATCAAATTTTCTAATGCTATATTCTGCCATGGCGTTGTGTCCTGCTTGTTTAATACTATCTAATACATCTTTGTGTTTATCAAAGTTGAAACTAGCTCCTGCTTGTACAACTAGCTCAGTTTCGTCCTCTTCTTCTCTAATAGTGACAAGAAAATCATTATCATATGCGTAAAATCTCGCTGATAACTCAGGATCTAGTGTTTTATTTCCCATTGGATCAAACAATTTTAATTTAATGTTTGCACCCTTTAGGATATTAAAAATCTCATTTGATAGTTGCATTATAGTATTCCTTTTATGTATTTATCTAATTGATGTAATTTTTACTTAAATATTACAGGTTTATAATTATCTACTGCTTCTGAATAATCAAATGCAGTTCTCCATAACTGTCTATCTTTGTTTTTAACTGCTGATCTTCTATGACTTGTAGTTAATTGATCCATGAATAATAAGTCGCCTTCGCGGAATACATGATGAAACATATATCTTGATTGTGTAATAACATCATATAATTTATCTTTAAATTCAGCAAAATTTTCTAATTCTGTGCCATCTTTGTACCATGCATTAAACAAATATATAAACATAGGATAAAAATATTCTCTACCACTTACAGGGTGTTTAGCAATTAACGGTCGTCTGTCTATTTCTTCTTGGTAATGCTCTTGTCCTAATCTAAACTGATCTTCTTTACCTGCAGTTTGATATGCTTTAGAATAAACTCCATCATCTCTCCAAATTGATCGTGCAACTCCACGTGTATTATCCAAGTGAATATCTATGTTACGATAATAGTCTTTTTCTTCCTCTGGTAAGTCTTCAAACGCTTTGCACTGGTCAACTATTGATAATACTGTATCAACACATTCTGTTTCACAATATAATCCTACACAAATTTCAGTAAAATTATATCTACCAGTACCATTTGCATGCCACTCTAGTTCAGTAGGACCAAACATACCAATAGCTTTACCGTTTTCATCAATTGCTCCTGATACAATACTAATTTGTGGACTATCTTTTGGATTCATAAAGTAATCTAGTTCTTCTACTTTACCCATTTTAGAACATGCATATGCTAATTCTTGTCTAGTTAAATTTTGATCATGTAATACTGCTGATCCATCGTTTACAATTTTATTTACTAAATGAGCAAACTCTTCGTCTGTGTATTCTAATATACTTTTATGTTTCATAGTTTTTCCTCAATCATATCTTTAAATGTATGTATATCTACCTCTTTTGGTAAATTTATCCACCTAGTTACCCAAGCCACTCTTGGTGCTTCCTGAACTGTAACTCTATGCATTGTGTTTGTATCTATTATTAATGGCCTATCTATTACAAATTGAGCGATTAATCTTTCTTGTAAAAATTCTTCATAGCCTTCGTGTGTTCTGTTTTTAAATTCGTGATAGTAAAATTCGTTATGACAATTAACTTCTGGCATTTGTACTTCATCTTCATTTGTTTGAAAATATTCAATTGTGCTTTTACCATGTACTGGTATTACTATATTAAAGTAATGTGGATGCTCTTGATCAAAATCAAGATCCGAATGAGCATATAAATCATCTTCAGTACTTGTACTTAAATTAAATCCAGTTGAACGCTTTTGTATGTGTGGGTGAAATTCTCTGTGTGGAGCTAGTATTGGTTCAAAGTGTTCAAGATATTCAGTGTCGCCACCTGTTTTATGTTCTAGAGCAAAACTATGCCATTTTGTTTTACCAAATGAATTAAACTTTCCATCACAAAACTTGTATAATTCTTTAAGTAAATCTGTGTGCGGTTCTACATCAACATACACGGCTAAATCTTTTATACTATTTCTTGTAAATTCTTTCCATATAGCTTCTTCTTTTATGCTATCTTTTTCAATGTCTTCTAATCCCAATCCTGCTCTACTGGTTTTTATTTTATTATCTATCATTTTATTCTCCATTACTATTTATTAAACTAGTTATACATATTCTGGCAGTATCATTCCAACGCATACGTCTTCGTCTTCTATAAAACGAGTCTCTTGTTGTTGCTAAGAAAAAACAATCTGATGGTTTAAAATTATATTCATTACAAATTTTTATCTGTTGTTCTTTATGTCTTTTCCACATCTCATCTACTGCAAAATTTTTCATTATTAATTCTATTGTTCTTACCCCACTGTAATTCCAATTTTCAAACTCTTTTAATAATTGTAATGTTGCATGTGGTTTTTTAGTATACACTAATCCAAGGCGTTGCCCTACTAGTCCAAACCCTTTACTAAAACTAAAAAATACTTGTTCTGTATTCTTTGGCACATTTATTCTTTGTTTGGCTGTTGAACTTACATACGTACAGTCTAATATAACTGGACATTCTAATTCTCTTTTTGCTTGTGGATCAAAATAATTTCCATCTGCTGCACTTGGTATAGAAACAAAAAGAGGTTTATTAGGATCAACATTTGCTCCTATGCCAGAACGACCTGTTTCTTCGTTCATATACTGTCCTGGAACATCACAACAAACTGTACTCTTAGGTCCTATTACATCAGCATATTCATATTCGCCTTCTAATTTCTGCCAAGGTCTTTTCTCTGTAAGTACCCAGTGATGAATGGCATCTGTTGCACCATTAACAAAATAACAATGCTTGAAATCTGTCAAATCTATAATTTCTTTAACCCATTCTCTATGAGCTACTTCAACCGCATCTAAATCACGGGTTGCTTCTCCGCTACCTCTTTTATAATAAGTATCAGATGTGCGTTGATCTTTTAGTATGTTCATAACATCCTCGTGGCATGGCACATCTACCCATGCATTTTTTCTTAGATCTTTTTTGATTGAATCTGATTGCATTATTCTATTTCCTAAAATATGTTTTTTCATCAAACGATTTATTTAAACCAAACACAACTAAATCACCTACTCCTTGTATATCATGCATAAATTCTGTATGATATAAACACATAGCATTTTTATTATTAAGAATGCGAGATTCTAGTACTTCTTTGGTTTCTTTATCATGCATAGTAACGGTTAATTCTCCTCGAGGACAAAAGAACACAACTGCATTTTCAATTGATCCAGTATCTACGTGAGGACCTAAATCATCAACAAATCCTTTATAGTAATCCCATACGCCCATATATTCTATAGGACCAACATGTTCTTCTACTGTGGTTCTTATATCAAGTGTTTCTTTAGAGAATGTTTCTCTTTCATAAATTGCCCACCATTTTTCATTATCTTGTTTGTTTGCATCAAGGAATGGTATTAGATTATATTGATCTACGTCTATGTCCCATGTACGGCACCAGTTATATGTCATTAAAATACTCCTCTATGTTTAATTGTTTACTAGTTGTGAACACTATAAGATCACCTTGACCTTCTACTGAATGTGGAAATACAGTATTGTTTAATGCAACTAGTTTAGTATCATCTATATTTATTGTATTTATTATAGGTGAATCGGGCTTATCTTCTTCATGTAAATGTAATTTAAACTTGCCGGATATACATGTAACTATAGAACCTGTATGTTCACCACCAAAATCTATGTGTATAGGACAATGTGTAAAGTTTTCATCATACCTCCATATAGCAGTAATAGGTGGGTTATCTTCTAATTGTGAATTAGTAATATGTTCTACTAGCTCTCTAATATTAGATAGTTTATCATTTGCTCCACCATCATCTAATCTTACTCTGTTACTTCCAGTAGCCACAACTTCATTTGATCCCAAAGGTGGAATAACCCACATTTTAGAATCTGCTACAGACTTATAAGTATTAATTGGTTCATAATCATATGTTTTAGTATAACGGTCAGCAATCAACTTTAAGTTTTCTGGCATAGTAACTTTAAATTCTTTAGCCCAGATCATTAAGAGTACTCTCTACTTTGTTTTTAAATGTTTGAAAATCTGATAACTCGGGTGGAATATTAACCCACCTTGTTACAAACGCACATCTAGGTGCTTCTGTGATAACAACTCTATGCATTATTTCTGTATCAATAAAACATGGCTTATCAATTATAATTTCACCTATTTTTCTATCTGCAAGGTACTTTTCATATTCAGGAGATCCTTGTCCCATTTTTGCTTGAGCTTTAAATTCGTGATAGTAATAATATCCCTGAGCATTATGTTCTGGAAGAAATACTTCATCTGGATTAGTTTCATAATAATCTAATCTACTACTACCAAACACAGGATAGATAATATTATACCCTTGACTATATTTTTGATTTTGGTCAATATCAGTATGAGGGAACACATCTTTCTCTGTAGTATTTGCCGTATTAAATCCTGTTGACCTAAATTGATAGTGTGGATGAACTTTTCTATGTTGAGAAAGAATTGGATCAAACACTTCTTCATATCCTGTTAATAAACTTTCTCTGCCTTCTTTGGGATATGCATATTCTAGAGAATAACTCTCAAATGGTGTTTTTCCAAATACATTAAAATCTTCTCCGGGCAAGCTACCTTTTACTTTTTTATATAATTCAATTAAAAGATCTATCTGAGGATTAACATCTATGTATTCAGCAATATTAGGTATCATTTAATGCGCCTTCCACAAACGGATCTTTAAATTCTTTAACAAATTCTCCATCTTGTAAAAGTATCGCAAAACGCTTACAACGGATTCCCATTGTTTCGCCATAGTCTACATCTTTACCAATGCTTTTGCTAAAAACTGCTAACGGGTCTGCAACGGCATCAATGTCTTTGTGTCCATGTAAGTTATTCCATGCATCCATTACGCTAGGATCATTTACTCCAACAAAAACAACTTTACAACCTAATTTTTCTAAATTATTTGCATAACCTGGCAAATGTTTGTTTGTACAACCAGATGTAAATGCACCTGGTACTCCACACAAAATAACTTTACCTTGTGGTATTTCATATGGTTTATAATCATTATCTTTAAATATGTATAAACCTTTATTATTAATTTCCATAATTTACTCCTTTGTATTGTTATATTAAACTAAATGGCATTGGTTCCATACCATCATTGTCATCAAAATCTTCATTTAAATATTCAAATGCATCTTCTTCGTATTTTGATACTTCTAAACTCATACGCACAATTAAGTTAAGCGCCATTACAAGATCATCATTTTCTCCATCTTTGGCTGCATAACTATTACCACGTGCAATAAATGTTTTTAATTCTCTTAGCAATGGCTTACTTGCTACTTCTAATTTCTCTGTTTCAACCCAGTATTTTAACTTAGCACATGCATTTATTTTTGCTTTGTGTGTAGTTGTAAAGCCTCGTCTATAGCGTTTGGCATTTCCATGTTGTCTTGTTTCACTTAAAAACGTACCTGGAAAATTTTCTTCTCCAGTTTCTTCTACAACAACTAGTGCTGCCTCACCAAGTGTATTGTTTTCCATACTGTAATATATTTCGCAATCACCTTGTGTTTCACTTTCTATAAACTGTGCTATTTCTCGCAAAATTTTTATCTGCCCTTGAACTGTTGTTCTATTATGCATCCATTCTGCTACTTGCTTCATTCCTGGCATTTGATAAACTTGAATAGCACTGTTATCACCACCTGTACCCAAACTAGGATCTAATCCTATCATGTATAGTTTACCTTTGGCAACTGGTGCATACCAGCGTACTTGTCCTGATATAGCGTATGGATCACGTGCTTCCATATTGGCAAGTTTAATACTATCAATTAGTGTTTCATCAAATGCAATAAACTCACATTTGTGTTCACGTCTAAATCTTTCTTCACCAATTTTACCTTGTTCTATATCTGCCCATTCTTGATCTCTATCAGGGTGTACTTCCCATGTAGCAAGATAATGTGCAAATCCATTAATACCTTCATTTGTTTCATTACCAAATTCGTCTTGATTCTTTTGTGCATCTCTCCAAATTTGTGCAAATTGATCATCGTCCATATTTGGTGTTGATGTAATAATACATTTACCACCTGTTGCTAATGTAGGTGAAAGTGAAGTCCAAAACTCTTTGGCTATGTTTGGTCTAACAAATGCAAACTCATCTAAGTATGCTAATGATATACTCAAACCACGTCCAGTATTTTCTGTTGTTGACTGTGCTACAATACGAGAACCGTTATCAAATTCCAACGATCCTTTGTTATATGCAGTAACACCAGCTCTAATAAAATCAGGTAGTGTTTCGTATGCAAAACGTATACGTTGCATAATTTCACTAGCACCTGAATATTTGTGTGCCGCTATAAGAATAGTTTGATCTGGATTAAACATTGCATACCATAACAAATAACCTGCCGCACAGGTACTTTTACCTGTTTGTCGTGCAAGCATACTAATACTGTATCTGTTATTATGATATGTATCAACTAGCTCTTCTTGGAAATCATATAGTGCAAACTTCATACGACCTTGTGTAGGATGCTGAATAAAACAGTGTTCCTTCATAAAGTGTTTAGGATCTTGTGTACATAGTGCAAGTTCTAACAACTGCTCTTCGGTGTATTTTTCTTTTCTGTACGGAGTTTTGGTTAATTTTGTATCTACTGCCATTTTGGTTCCATTGTAATATATTTATACATTACTATTTATGTATAGTTATAATCGCCCAAATGCCCATTTACGTTCTTGGCACCACCAACATTTACCACAATGCTCATCTTTTGGATTAGGAACTAATTTGTCATTAACTTCTAATCCTTCGTGCCATTCACAACTTCTTGTATGTGTAAACAAAGTATCTGTTAAATCAAAGTGTTTATACAAGTGTGCTATCATGCGTTTATCTACATTTATAAAAGGAACCCAAGTTGTAGTATCGTTATTATCATACATTACTGGTCTTCTATGTCCTGGATCGCGTGGTTTATAACTTTCTAAACTAAATGTATCTCTAACCTCAAGTGGTGGATTTTGTGTAGTTCCATGTAAAATAAATGTTATTTCAGATAAATCTTTTTGTATTTTTTCTGCTTCAGTAATCTCAGATCTGATCTGATCTGTACTATAAAATGTGTAATGATTTTTAATTAATTTAGTTCCTGTGAGATGGAGTACTTTATCGAGTACACTAGTACTCCATTTAGCATTGTACCAGCCCTTAATAGGATTAGCTGATGTTATAACATATATTTCAGCTTCTGGTATATGTTTTTCACAGTATTGTATTAGCATCCATAATAGTATGGCACTATCTGCACCACCCGAGATGTTAATACAAATCTTTTTATGAGGGTCAGGAATTATAAATTCGATAGTTTGACCAAAACTATCTGTATACGTTTCCGTTGGTCTTATCATTTTCTATACTCCATTTTTAAATGTGTATAGTCTTTCCTAGGGATTCACATATACGTTACTTGCTACTATTATTTACTCAATTAAGTAACGAAAAAACGGTGCAGTTAATAAAAACTACACCGCTTTAGTTTCACCTGGGAGGAAACGTGAACTTTTTAAATTTCTTCAGTAGGTTGTTGTGTTGCGCCTGCCATTGCTTGTTCATATTCTGAAAACATTCTTTCTATATGTTCTGCTTTAGTGCTACCGCCCATACGTATATCTGTGCTAATGCGTACACAATTTTTCTTAAGTTGTTCTAGCGACATTATAGGTTGTTTATAGTAGACAGGTTTTGCTTCTTCAATTGAAGCGTTGTCTGGTGATTCAAACATGTCTTTGTATTCGCCTTGGTCCCACTTAATATCTTCACCTGGGAATAACATGTTATATAATGTAGGATCTTGTGATATTGAAACTTTAAAATAACTTATTAGGCTATCTCTTGCTTCAGTATCCATCCAGTCTGGTTGCATCATGTCTACAACCTCTACATCGCCAACAGTCATCATATCATCAAGATGTTCAATAAATTCATTTGCTTCGCTAGGATCTTCTTGAGCGTGTCTTATCATTGCCGCTTTAACGTTTTTAATGTGAGGTACAAGTTGAGCGTGTGTAACATCACTTCTATCTGCTTCTTTAATACCAGATAGTTCTTTTAATCTGCGTACCTCTTCGTTAAGCATTACTTTTCTCCTTTAGACTTCTTATATGCTTCTTTGATATCTTCAACTTTATGTTCTTTTAAGCCTACTTTCATATCTTCTGCATCTAAATATCTTTTTAAACTTAGGTTAACGCTTTGTGCAAAATTCTCGTATGGCTCACCATGTGATGTAGCTTCTTCTTCAGCTGCACCGTCTGGTGTGTTTGCCCATTCGTCTAATTTTGTTTTAATTTTTTCTTCGCTTAAACCTGCGTTCTTAAGTAATGTAATTAGTTGTGTAGTATCCATTGTTGGAGACTCTTCTAATTCTTCTTTGTTAGTTTCTTCAACTTCATCAGCTTTGGAACCTTTTTTAGAAGCTAACATTTTTGCAAATGCGTCTTTTTGTGCTTGACTTTGTGCTTCTTTAAGTCCAGATAGTTCTTTTAATCTGCTTACTTCTGATTCGTAGTATTCTTCAGAATCTGCTTCAAGATCACTTATTTCAAAATCTTCTGGTTTTATTGTTGCTTCTGGCTTTACATTGCCATTTTCGTCTTTGTGCCAATCGTTAATTTCCGGCCAATCAACTTCGCCGTCATTCATTGCATTGCCCATATAATCATAATCTGGCGAACCATCTGTAAATGTCATACCATCAAGTAATCCATGAGGCATATCGTCTACTAAATTCTCTTTAACTGGAGTTGGTGCAATTTTTGTCCAACCTTCTTGTTCAGCCATTTCGTCATCAAAATCAGCAAAATTTACGCCACTTGTAGGATCAAAATATGTAAATTCGCCTACTGGAATCATGTGTGTAAACTTGTGAAGTTCGTCTTTGTTACAGTATCCAAAAGCACCTGTTTCAGTGTTAATACATGCATATTCAGGAACACTGCCTTCAGTTACTGCTTCTGACTCTTCTACTTTGTATTTTTTGCCGTCAACTTCAAATTCTTTTTTACCGTCTTTTTTGGCTTGTGCTAATGCGCCTGAGAATTCATTGCCTTCATTTGGAGCTTCTTCTAATGAATCTGGAACACCGTTGCCGTCTTTGTCTTTCCACCAGCTACCTGTTTCGTCATCACAATCATGTGAACAATTTGTAGTTGGTTTGTGCATTGTATCGCCACAGTCTTCGCATTTGTATTCTGATGCGTTTAATTTTGTTTTCTTTTTATATGCTTCGTCCACGTCATTTAAATCATGGTTACGTCTAAAGTCTGCAACAAAATCTTCAATTTGATCGCCACTTAAATAACGAACTAAATCATCAAATACTGGTTGACAGTCGCCTTCAAAATGCATATCAATTAAATCATAAATTGGTTCTGCAAATTCGCCAACTGCTTCAGTTGTTGGTTCCATACATGCTGATTTAACAATATCATAAACACCTTCCATTGTTGATTCATCATCATTGCCCATAATAGCTATAAATTCATCTTGCATTTTATTTGTCAATGGCAAGTGCTTTTGAATTTCATAATCACCCCAATCAACATCATGTGCATGAGCATCACCGTCGTTCATGTCGCCTTTCATTTCAGCGCCTTTGCCTGGATATATAATTTCCATTGCTTTATCGGCTTCGCCTGCTTCAATTCCGTCTGTTGTGATACCTGTATCTACTTTAGATAGTACCCATCCCATTGGTAATGGATCACCATTCATTCCTTTATACTCGGACCATCTTTTACACCAATCTTCTAATGCCAGTTTAGCATGTGGTTTTAATTCTCTACCTGGTGCTTCTTTTAATTCTCGTTCTGCTGGAGCCTGGCTATGAGCATCTGCTGTGCCGTGGCTAGCAAGTTTTAGTATTCTGTCTAAATCACTCATTGCCTTTTTCCTTTTGTTTTTTTACTTTCATTAATTCTTTAATGAAACTGGAGTTATACTCGTCACCGTAATGATCTGATGCATTTACTTTTTCTGCATCCTTATATTCACCATCAGCTAGTACGCTTTCAACACGCTCGCCCATTGGTGGAATCAATTCATCTGGTTCATGTTCGCCTTTTACTTTAAGCACACCGTCAGTTAATCCAAGCATGTTACGAATATCGTTTTGTATTTGCCAACCGCTAGCAATGATATTAGTTTCAAAATCATGTGTAAAAACTTCGTATCCTTTGTGATTTGGAAAATCACGTGGTGCACTTTGTAAGATTGTTTTCTTTGCAGCACCGAGTCCTTTAGAGTCGTATTTACCGAGGTGCTTCTCTATGCGATCACATTGTTCATCAGTTAGATCATGTACTGTTTTAATACAAAACTTCCACGATTTTTTCGATTCGTTTAAGTATTGTGAAAATAGTTTGTTCATTGCGGTTATCTCCTATTAATACTATTTATCTTTTTCAGGCAAATTTTTCATAATTTCGGCAAGCATAGCAGTTCTATCTCCTACTATACGCCCTTCTGTTTCTTCTTCTTCGCCTAGTTCGTGTTTTTTACCGGCTACATACGCATCTATCTTCTCACTGTCTTTTTCAAGTCTAGCTTGACGCATTTGTAACTCAATCATTTTCATTTTTTTATCCATTTTGGCTTGTTTTGCCTGTAATGCTGCCGCTATCATTTTTGCCGCACTGTCAAATATTGGTGCTGCATGTCTATCTTCTACGTTCTTGCCTAAATCAACTAAATCTTCAAATGTTTCCATGGCCTTTGTAGCATATGCATCCATTTCTCTATCTAATTGTTCTAGTCCTTCAACAGTAGGTAGTGCCGCTTGAGCACGTTCTACCATACTCATTTCGCCTTCTATGTTAGCAATTTCGTTTTTTACTTCTTCAGTTGTAGGTTCCTTATCTTCCTGTTCTACGTCAGGAAGTAATTCATCTAAATCTGGTAAGTTTAATTCTTCTTCTAATTTTTTTGTCATTTTCGTTTCTTTTTAGAATTTTGAGGTTTATTAAAAATCTGATTTTCAGTTATAACCCTAAAACTCATCCCTTGTGATTTACACCATGCATGTGCTGCCGCCCATTTGGAATGATTGACTACTGCCGCTGCCTTTTGAGCTTGTGTTCTTGCCTCACTCAATGTCTGACTAGCTGGTTTAATCTCAACCATTTCAGCATGATTCTGTCCTTTCTTGTCTTTGTATACCAATAACAAGTCAGGTACATAAGTACTCATTTTTCCAGTAAGTGGATTTTTATATGGAATTCTATGCGTTTCACTACCCCAACCTAGTATTGCTGGATGATTATCACACATACGCATTACTGCTAATTCCCACCCACTTCTATAATGAGGTGTTCTTTTACCTAAGTATTTATCAGGGTTAGATGGTATGAATTTTCCGTTTTGGAATTTGGGCATTAGTTACTCCCAATGGGAGTATCAATTCTATAGCCTTCGTATGCAAATGTTACTCTAAAAGTAGTAGGACTACTGTCTGAGTAGTCTAATGTATCTGCATCTGCATTTTGTATAAATGGGTGAAATATTTCTATTATGTTTTTTTGTTTACTAGTATCAGTTCTAGTAATAACCATAGATGTAATATAATGATTAGATGTTTTTAGATTAAAACCTTTGGGACTAGTAAGCCATTCAGCATAACTGCCCTCGTTCATTGGTCCTGTATAATAATGGTCAGCGTATTTCTTAAGGAAATTTTCAAATACAGCATCTTTAGTATCATATGCTGTTAGTGTTATAGGAGTATAATCTATTCCTGTTTGAACTACGCTTTTATTATTATAGTTGTTTAACGTTTGTGTTCTATACACAAACGATGGCATTGCCACATTAGCTATTCTAGGTAAGTAAACTACTCTGTCATCGCCATTAGCAATTGTGTTTAACTTTACGTCGAAATTATATTTATTTCTTGGTATAGCTAATAGTTTTTCATTTTCATTGTGTGGTAAACCTTGACCATACAAAATATATGCGTCTGCGCCTATTGCCATTAATATTAATCCTTAACTATTATTGCGTTGCGCCAGTACCTGGTTCCATTTTACCGCCAGATAAAATATCATCGGTTCCGTCAGCTAATGTATGTACCGCATGATCGTAACGTAATGTTAATGTAACTTGCACCATGTTTGAATCTGCATAGTTTAGGTCACCATATTGTATATTACTAATAAAACAACCATTTAATGTCCACTTGTCGTATGTTGCTGGTTTAGTTGTTCCGTTAGCACCATCAAGTGTTTCGATTGCAGTAGTAAATTTATATGAACTTCCAGCTATTGCACTTGATTGATCTGTATGATCAACTTGCTTGTTTAATTGTGCGCCTAGTGCCTTAATAACATTTGAATTCATATCATCACGTAATACAATTGTTACTGGTTCCCATGTATGCTTACCTGCTAGATACATTTTTGAGTTATATGAATCAACTATAACTTCTTCGTGTGTTAAGTTTGGGCGTGAAGCTGAAATAACGTTTTGCGTTGTTTCGTCTTTAAGTTTGTCGTCACCCATTTTAGTGAATGATACCCTAAATCTATATTGTAGTTTAGGCATTAATGTTGTACCAGTACTATCGTTTGTTGGTACTCCAAAATTTGTAATTACAGCCATTTGTTTTCTCCTATATACTAATACTGTAGTATTTCTGTTATATTGTATTTATCAAAACATTGACAAAAAATACCAATCTCTTATAATAATCACATTAAAGGCTACTATATTTCTATAGTAGCCCTTATGTTAAGTAAAATTTACTTAGCTTAGTTAATTTCGCCAGTATTTACAATTCTAATCGGAATGTAAATAAACTCTGCTGATTTTGTAGGTTCAATTGCTACATCAACATAGAATTCATTAGCATCAATTCTTGCTGCTGTGTTGTTTGTTTCATCACATACTACTGCGAAGTCATAAACACCACGTTGTTGCATGATATTTGATAAAAATCCTTCAAAAGTTGCTTTAGCATTTTCTCTTGTGCCTACATCATTTGGTTCAAATAAGAATGGTCTTGCTATTACGGCAAAACGTTCTCTTAGATAAGCTGTAAGTCTTGCAACGTTAACTCTGTCTAATGCTGATGCACCTGCATGCATTGATTTCTGTCCAAATACTACTACTCCGTCTGTTGGGAATGTTGCAATTGGATTCATCTTTTGTTCATACATTGCATCTCTAGAACCTTGTGTTAATGATAGTTTAACGAACTCGTTTTCACTGTTTAAGTAACCAACGCTAGTTGCATTTTGTACAACACCACGTGTTAAACCTGCTGGTGCAAACCATTGGAAGCTCACGCTATCACTGTATGCAAATGTATATAATGCAATGTGTGATGCTGGAGCAACAACGTTGTCGCCAGTTGCTGGGTTAGTTGTTAAAGCATGTGGATAATAAACTGCACTGTAAGTATTTGCAGTTACTAGCCCGTCTTCGCCATTTTCTGTAGCAGTAGTTCCTTGTTTCCAAGCAATTGCTTCAGTTTGGTTTAAACGGAATGGAGCGTCAACAATAACAAATGCTGTTTCATCTCTGTCACTGTTTAGTGTTACCATTTCATCATACATTTCTGTATAACCTGGAGCTGCAATTAAACGGAACGCTACTGTATCTTCACGTAGTTCTGAACCACTTGCTGCTGCCTGCATAGCAGTTACAACAACTTTACGCTGAGCTAATCTACCAAACGAACCTTTGCCGCTTGCTTGATTGCCTGCTTTGTTACGCCATTTCCAATCTGTTGATAATGAACCATTATATTCTCTAACTGTGTTAGCTGAACGACACATATTAATACCAGTCATTCCAACTGGGTGTACTAATGGATTTGGAGCACCTGCTAATAGAGTTGCTTCAAATGTATCTACAGTTGTATCGTTAGCAGTAATATCGCCAAATACAACACCACCGCTTGTGCTTTGATCTGTACCATCTTTAACTACCCATGCAGTACCATTGTGTCTGTAAATTACAGGATAACCGCTTGCGTCTGTATCAATCCAATAG